TCCTTCTCCTTCTCCTTCTCCTTCTCCTTCTCCTTCTCCTTCTCCTTCTCCTTCTCCTTCTCCTTCTCCTTCTCCTTCTCCTTCTCCTTCTCCTTCTCCTTCTCCTTCTCCTTCTCCTTCTCCATAAAAATCCCGTTCTCGATCTCTTCGCCTTCTTCGGTCGAATAACTGTCAGGATAGACCGGGTCAACGATATCCGAAATTATTCTAAGTTGTTCAGCTACCCGAAGAGTATATGTAAGCTTTTTACGATTTGTCCATTTCATTTTTGGAATATTTAATTCGCACGCCCTGGCACATAGGCGCTTTTTAGTCCACTCTGTCCCTTCATATGCAAGATATTCTGGGTCATTATAATCTCCACTTATCAACACGCCCTCGATATTCTTTAGTTTCTTGACCATAGCATTAAATTCACTTTCGCGAAGCTCAGTATTTGCCTTTGAACATTCTTGTAGAGCAAATGGAATGGATTCACACAGTTCTTCAAACCTGTCAATCTGTTCAGAGAGAGTATCTGTAGATTTATGGGATTCGATGTAATGGTACAGACGCTTTTCGGTAGTTTCCAATCTGTCCTTGAGATTGAAGTTTTCTCTTCTCAAGTTTTTAATCAATCTGTTATCTTCGCTGAGCTGTTTGTCTCGTTTGGACAGACGGCGTATGATTCTTTTTGCTCTCATTTGCGTGCAATATGCCCTGTAATTGAGATATATTACGACTAGAGAGGAAAAAAATGTGAGTACATCGCTCTCATGTAGAGTAACATATTCCCAGATTTGGGTTAAATTATTCATCGCGCTTAAAATCGTGAATGACATGTTCAAGATTGCTTTATATATTTTATTATTTTTCATTTTTTTTGTTAATTATCCTAGTTATATCCACCTAAGGATAAATCTTTTCCAGATCAACCAAATTAATATACCTATGATAATAGTTATGAGAAAATAGTAAGGAATAAATTTTTCCCAATCTATGACAATATCATTATCCTGATTTCTTTTGGTTATAAATACCGGTTTTGCAAAGTAAAAATAAGCAAAAACTCCACCAGCCATAACAAAAAATAATACATAAGGTAAAATATATCTTATAAAATACATAAATGCTGGGGGTCCCATAGCAGCCCTCCGAGCTTTTCCTACGCCTACTCCTATTGCTAAACACTTAGATGGTGACCCAACCGCAAAATATCCTCCGGCTGGAGGTGGCACGGCTGCTGTACCACAATAAAATTTTCTCGGATCAACGGGGGCGTATACTCCAGCATATGTGGCATCATAAGGAAGATTTATACCTACACCTATTCCTCTACGAAGACATTGGTAGTTTGTTCCCAATACATGCGTACCTGAAACTAATTTAGGGTCGTTTAAATTGTTACCACAGTATATAGGCATTTTATTAAGAGTAAATATATTCTATTTGACTCATAGAATAAATTTGATTTAAGTTTTTAAAAACTTAAATCAAACAACAATGTACTTAAAATTAACACAACGTATACGATCGGTATGCAAGTCAGTTGTATATCCCCATGGAAAGGTTCATCCAAGTTATGGGAAATATGTTGGGTGGTCCTGTTTTTCCAACATGGTTGTCTCGGTAGAAAGCGTGTTAAGCACTCATAGTATGTTGAGTGTGGTTGGTCAGGCATCTAGTGAACTAACACTGTCTGTAAATTATATTGGAAAGGATATTATTGGGCAACTCGGGGGTCTTATGTATATGAATAAAATGGGTCAAAAGGCTGACAAAGACCCTAACAAGTTTGTAAACTATTCTTTGGGATTTCAACAAAGTTCTGTAATTATGGAATGTTTAACTCCCCTATTACCTATGTATATGTTTATACCAATAGCGGGTGTAGCTAATGTTGGTAAAAATATATCAGCTACTGGTATGGGAGCCGTTAATGCCAAGATTATCCAAAAACTTGCTCAAGATAATAATGTCGGAGAGATATATGCAAAAATAAGTGTTCTAAATACATTAGGCTCAACCGTGGGGATGAGCATAGGTCTGATATTAGCTGCATTTATACCAGATCATACTACTAGGTTATGCTTAATACCATTCTTGACATATATCAGAATTAGATCTTATTACAAAGCTATTGATGGATTGTTGGATTGAGTTTGTTACGTGATATGTTACAGCTAATTTTCAAACCTATCAAATATAGATAAATGATACAGAATAAAACAGCTCAATATCCCATAAATCAACCACGATATTTGTGATATTAAACCAATAATCATCCAATATAAAATATAGCATAATTATAATTCAGATTAATTTAGGTTTACGTATAAAAAAACAATGTTCCATGCGTAAGGGGTCTAGATTCTGATCTTACCATATTTTTATATGAACCGATAAATTGAATATCATGTCTTCTTCCTATGGGATTATCATCATATGAAAACCACTCCCCTCGACATTTGAAATTCGCAGTATAATGAGCTCCCCCAGTATGTATAACAATTGCAGTAAGATGTAAGGTTTGCCCCCTAGATCTCATACTCTCAGGAGCCTTGACTTTTTTCCATAAGTTTACTTTGTCAATACGCCTAAAATTACCTTTTCTGTCAAATTTAGGGATACCGTAAGTACGATGTAAACTAAATACTAGATAAGGGGATTTTGTTTTGATCACCTCTTTTCGACGTGAAAATGACACGTCTGGTGCGTTTTTCCTATCAGGATACCATCTTTCAGATTCAACTAAGTCTGCTACCAATGTTTGGGTTGTAAAAGTCGTAATATCTGTTTTGGCTTTCATATCTAATATAGTTGTTGCTACTATATCTATAATAGGACTTGCTTTTCTATCTACGATTCTTTTTACAAGTTTCCAATCGGCATTTGGTCCCGTATCATTGCTACCGTATGTACGTCGAACTGTTTTAGCAACATCAACTTGAAAAAGATTAAATAGATATGTTAGAAATTCGCCAGCATCTTGTGTTCCTCTTTCATGAAAAGCCTGGGTGCCTGGACACTGCCTGATTAAACTTCGTAAATTGGAACAGTACCTAACCTTTTTCAATCCTCTCATTGAATTTGTTATGTCTACTAAAGCTTTTTGTATGGCTCTACGACGTTTTATGTCTTGTTTCATATTGTCGTTGCATTGTATCCATAAATTATTGACGGATTTTAATTCTCCCAGATTTTTACGTAAAATATTATTCGTCACAGTAGAGTTTGGAATAGCAAATACACTTAGAAGAGTGCTATCCATATAACAACTGTTTCCAGTATAATCTAATCCTCTAACCCCACATGTCTTTTCCAATTCGGTTTCACCTTCGCTTTCCTCGCTCTCTTCGCTTTCCTCATCCCAATAACCCCATTCGTCCCAATCTTCGCTCTCTTCTTCTTCCATTGGGATTACTTCAGTTATTTTGTTAATATCGTAATTTGTGATATAAGGTTTTAAACTTTTTTGAGTCTTCATCCATAATGGTAGAGATTTTTGTTTCAATACTTTTTTTAGGAACATATGATTGCTTCTCATTGCATAACAGAGGGATAAGAAAAATATTGCCGATAAATATTCCATGTTTATCTTTCTTAAAAAGCTCATGATCCTCGTTAATCTTCTATAATTATGAGTCGAAAACAATCCTATTGTTCTCCCTCTTTCTCTTCTATTCAATGGTAGTATCTGTTTCACTTCTGTTCCTTCATTGACAAATCCATAGAATAACAACATTCTAAGTGATGCCTGAACCACATTACGGCGAAGGACCCTATCTGTCTTGAATTTTTTGATATCCGAAGGAGTAAGATGTGGAGCTTTCGGATTTACTCCTCCTGTTTTATCAGGGAATAACCACTGAATATAATCATGAGCAGTCTCTAGTTTGTAGTCACTCCAACTAACAATGTCGTCAAAAAAATAATTTTTCTTGTTGTTTGCCGGTATAAGGTTGTAATAAAACTTAATGAGCTTGTTCATTTATATGTACCAAACATATTCTTTCTTACGTCTTAAAAACAAAATTGCTTAATATAAATGAAAAATACCACGGAAGAGTACATCCAACCTCCCTCGTATGTAGAAAGTCAAAAGGATAAAAATAATCCTCTAATTTCCAAACTACAGTTAAGAATTAATCAAGACCTGAATCAAATCAATGGTGTATATGACAGTCAAATAGCTGAAACAGAAAAAAATAGAATAGAATCAATTAAACGTATTGAAGAAGAACATCAGCAAACGATAGATATGATTAATAAACAACGGGAACGAGATATCGCCGATTATCATAAACAAGCAGAATCGCGAATCGATAATTTAATATCTTCTATGGGTAATTCACCCCAAAAAGTGACTCGTAATTGGTGGGAACATTTATTCGGATAATTCAATTAATTCTCGGTATAAAATATGTTTTAAAAAAATCATTTTATTAAATAAATGGAAAATAAGAACCAAAAAAGAGTTTTAGTGTGTGGAGCAGGAGGATTTATCGGAGGTCACCTCGTTTCTAGACTTAAATTATTGGGATATTGGGTCAGAGGTGTTGATCTTAAACATCATGAATACAGACCGACTGAAGCAGATGAATTTATCATTGCAGATCTACGTGATCCGGACCTTGTTGATGAAGTAATAGATGCAGATCTAGATGAAGTATACCAACTAGCGTGTGATATGGGAGGAGCCGGTTTCGTCTTTACCAAAGAAAACGATGCCGAAATTCTACATAATTCCGCTTTAATTAATCTTAACGTTGCGCATACATGCGCTGCTAAAGGTGTCATGAAGATATTTTATAGTAGTTCTGCTTGCATGTATCCCGAAAAGAATCAAATGGACCCAGATAATCCTAAATGTAGCGAAGATACTGGAAAACAAGGTCCTCCAGATTCTTGTTACGGATGGGAAAAACTATTTTCCGAAGTATTGTACGATGCATTCGCTAGAAACCATGGTATTGTAGTTAAAATCGCCAGATTCCATAACATCTTTGGTCCCTATGGGACGTGGAAAGGAGGGCGAGAAAAAGCTCCTGCTGCATTATGTCGCAAAGTTGCAGAAGCTAAAGACGGAGATGAAATTGAAGTTTGGGGTGATGGCAAGCAGACTCGATCTTTCTTGTTTATCGAAGAATGTTTGGATGGTGTTATGAGGCTCATGGCAAGTGAAGGTTTTTCGGGTCCCGTTAATATCGGATCAGAAGAAATGATCTCTATCAATGATTTTACCAGAATGATCATTCAGATCTCTGGAAAGAACCTAACTATTAAACATATTGATGGTCCTATCGGGGTCCAAGGAAGAAACTCAGATAATACACTAATTCAAGAGAAACTGGGGTGGGCTCCTTCGAGACCTCTAGTAGAAGGAATGAGAGCTCTGTATAAGTGGGTTAATGTATGTGTACAACAAGAAAATTAAAATTGAACCCTATTTTATTTCGTGTATGTGAAATAAAATGGTAATCATATTTGTAGTGTGGTGTCTAGGAGCAGTTTTAGAAATTAATTATCTACAGGCGGATTAAGTTTGTATGTATAGTGAAATTATCATCGAAAAATAAATTCAACTGATTTTTGAACCTTTACTTATCAACTTTATAACCTTGTTGCAAAAATCACTTTCCCTACCACTAGCATACTTTGATATAGCTACTGCTGCTTCCATAAAATTATATTCATCCAATTCGCTCTCTGTAAATTCCTTAGACAACTTCTCATAATGTTCCTGACATAGATCAAAACTCCTATGCTTTAACATCTCACATAGTTTAGACATCATCTTTCTAAATCCCGGATCCTCTACTACATTACCATCATTATCCTTATACTTTAACTTATTTCTATTAACATCGACACATACTATCTTATTCTTAAACGGGAACTCCAAAGCAAACTCTGCATATCCTTCTGGGCCCTTGACGTGATGCTCTAGAGTTAACAATGGTACTGACTCTTTCATATCCTCTATTCTCAAAGGTTCCATACTCTGGATAAAATTATTTATCTGAATATTTTTAGTGTTATTTACAGGTCTTTTTACAGCTGTTAGGGAAAGATTGTTAAAGTCATCACGATAATGTTGATTTTGTTCTTTTAACATCTCTATCTCTTTTCTTAATTCGATAAGTTCTTTTTCCTGTTCTTTAATCTTAAGATTTAACTCTCTTACTATATTATTAGAGAAACAACTTTTCTCGTGTCGTTTTAATTTAGTGTTTGACATAAATCCTTTACCGCACTTACACTTATAGTCTTGTGTGGGGATTTTTCCTTGTATTTTTAAACAATATTTAGCTCTTTTTTGATGGGCGTTTAGATTCTGCTTATTAGAAAAGGTATTATGACAAAATTTACATTCCATTTATTATACGAAATTTTATTTTTAAATCTAATGACCATTTTTGGCCATTTTAATTATCAATTATAATATTAACCTCAAAATCTCTAATGACCAAAATTGGACATTTACAAATGTCCAATTTTGGTCATTTTAATTATCAATTATTATCAATTATAATATTAACCTCAAAATCTCTAATGACCAAAATTGGCTATTTCCAATGACCACGAATGACCAAAACATAATCAATTTTGGTCATTCGTGGTCATTGGATTTGAACTGAAATGCCTTGATTTTTGAATTTTTGAATTCATTGACAAACATTGTGTTGTGGCGATATGTTATAATACGAAGAATCCGGATTTCCGGAAATTCTTTTCCTCCGACTTTTCGTACAGAAATTATTTTTCGAGATTTTCAAAAATAATTCTATAATATTTTTAATTTAAGTATCTACGAAGAAGAATAAAAACATGACTGAACAAAATATTTCGATTATTGGAATAGGAAGATTAGGAATCTGTGTTGGACTTTGTCTAGAACACTCTGGATACAATGTACTTGGTGTTGATGTTGTAGTAGATTATGTTAATTCTATAAACAACAAGACTCATGACTCCCCAGAACCTCGCGTATCTGAGATGTTACGCGAGAGTAAGAACTTTAGAGCAACTACCAATTTAGACGAGGCTTTGAAATTTAGTGATCTTATACTAATATATGTAGCGACGCCATCTTCTGGTGGAGATAAATTCTACGATCATACAACATTGGGTCGGGTTCTCATGAAGATTAATGATAGAAAAGTTCAAGATAAGCATGTTGTGATTGGTTGTACGGTAATTCCTGGATATATTAGGGATGTTGGGAATTATCTCCTTAAGGATTGCAAAAATACTACTTTATCTTACAATCCAGAGTTTATTGCTCAAGGAAATATTATAGACGGGATGACATATCCAGATTTTATTCTAATTGGAGAAGGAAATAAAGATGCAGGAGATAGATTAGAGCAAGTATACAAAACGCTTCATAGTAAATCTGCCCAACCAAAGATATGTCGTATGAGTCCTATTTCGGCAGAGATAGCTAAGTTATCTGTGAATTGTTTCATTACAACGAAGATAGCGTTTGCCAATATGATCGGAGATGTTGCGGATCTAAGTACAGGGGCCAATAAGTTCGATATATTGAATGCGGTGGGGTCAGATTCAAGGATTGGCAATAAGTATCTAAGACCTGGTTACGGATTTGGGGGGCCATGCTTTCCTAGAGATAATAGAGCATTGGGTGGGTATATTAAGCAGACAGGAATTAAACCGTTAATTCCTGTAGCAACAGATGAATCTAACCGACTACATACTAAGTTTCAGGCGGAACAGATGTATAGATCACTATCGTCTAATTGGTGTAGTATTAAGGGCGCTGGGTATAAGGAGCCATGTCCAGTTCCTATAATTGAGGAGTCGCAGAAGTTAGAAATTGCCCGGTTGTTGGCTGTAAGAAATGTGAATGTGACGATACATGATACTAAATTATTATTAGATGCTGTGAGACTTGAGTATGGTAATCTGTTTAATTATATGGATACAGCAAATATTGGGGGTGAGATTGAGAATAATTAATATGAATTTAAAAAAAGATATACTTAAAATAAACTATGCAGACAGTAAAATATTATCTAACACATAAAGAAGAATTTTATGGCGAATCTGCTCACGAGTTGATGCTTGAAATTCTTACTAAAAATTCAGAGGATATAAAGGATGATATAAAGGATGATACCCTTGTTTTAGGTATAGATGTTGGGGCAAATATTGGAAAATACATACCAAATATTAGAAAGATTTGTAGGGAAAAAAATCATAAAATTGTATGTATAGAGCCTAATATACTTAATTTTAATATTCTAAAAAGTCAAGCAACGGGTGATGATGTATTATTATTTAATACAGCGGTATCAAATGAAGAAGGTATTAAACCTTTCTTTGCATATCATAAAAATAATTATGCTGGAAATCCGCATGGTGGATTGTTTTCTAGCAAATGTGGTGAATTGGTAGATAATATTAGAGTAACTACTTTAGACTTGTTAATTAATAGTATTATATCAAAATTTAATGTACAAGATAATTATACCATTAAGTTCGTGAAAATAGATACTGAAGGACATGATTCGATGGTAATAAAAGGGATGGTGAACATATTACCAAAAATAAAATATATCATTTTTGAGTGCAGTGATTGTCTAGATGACATAAGGGGATCTGATGAGATTAGTCCTATGAAAAATGTTGTTGAACTTTTGGATATACATGGATTTGATGTATATCGTCTAGGAACAAAAAGACTAATTAAAGTAAATGGAGAAGGATGGAATGATATATACGAAAAAGTAAAATTTTGGTCGAATTGTTTTGCTGTCCGAAAATCAGATTCTCTTATGAAAGCTATTATTGACGAGAATGGATTTTTTAGATAATAGGGAAGCTTATCATCCGAATTAAACATATCTCTTATGTACACTGTTGGTGCCTTTCCCAGTATTTGGGTTGGATGTAATGTTATTAAAGATTTATAGTAGGAATTGTATTCATGTTTAGCTTTGTTTACAGGGGAAAACAATTTTCTACACTTTTACCGTGATCACGGTGACAAACGATTGTAACTTTTGTTTAGATTTATTTAAACAAAAGTTATGTTACAATAAAATGGAAATAGTACTAGTATGCATTGGCAATTTTCAGGAATATATCCTTACTAATATAGAGCAACTCCAAGATGTCGGTAATAGCAATATAACAGTTATCTGCAACCAAAATTTTTTTCCACGATTTGACAACTTATCTGTTAGGCTTGTTGCTATTGAGAATCTACAGTCTGATATAGTAACCAACTATACAAAAAATAGCCCCCTCGATCGTAGCAACAAAAATGGGTTTTGGGTTCACTGCACATCGAGATTTTTCTATTTAGCAGAGTATATGCGTCGTAGAAATGTAGAAAATGTTCTACATCTAGAAAACGATGTCATGTTATATACAAAAATAGATACACTCAAAAAATACTTTCAAATTTACGAAATGTTTGTCACAATGGACAGTAAAACTAGATGTATACCTGGAATTGTTTACATTAAAAATCACGATGTTATAGACCGGTATGTTCAAAATTTAGACATAAAAAAGATCGACATGTATTCTCTAGGAGAATTTTACAATAAAAACGATGATTGTGGCAATCTTCCTATAGTGGGACAACACCATCACTATGGACGTTTTACCGGACTTTTTGACGGTGTATTCGACGCTGCAGCAATGGGACAATATCTCGGGGGTATAGACCCTCGCAATTCTGGAGGAAAGGATACAGTCGGTTTTGTTAATGAAACTTGCGAAATAAAATATAACGAGTATAAATTTACGTGGAAACAAAAGGAAGATGGACTTTACTATCCATATTTAAACTCTTATCCTATTTATAATCTCCATATCCACTCCAAACGTCTTCATGCTTTCTTGAGCAAAGATCCACAAGAAGTTAGACTTATCCCAAAGGTTAGTTTCAAAAAACCCAGCAAAATGACATCAGTCTTTACTCACATCTATGATACTAATGAGTGGGGTAACGGTTCTGGTGGTGGATCTACAGTAGAATTCAACAAGGGCTTTATTCCTAAGATACGCCGTTTGTTTGAAGAATGGGGTATTACTCAAGTATGTGATCTTGCTTGTGGTGACTGCCAGTGTCTTATGGAAATGTACGACGGAACTGGTATAGATTATACGGGAATAGATTGTGTGAAAAGTGTTATCAATACTAATGAGGAAAAATATCCAAACTATAATTTTAAAGTTGTTGATATTTTTACAGGAAATATCCCCGACTCTCAGTGTTACATCATTAAGGATGTGTTACAACATTGGAATACTGACAGTATATACAAATTTATGGACAAGCTTGTCCAGAAAAACTTTTCTTATATATTTATTATCAACTGTTGCGGCCAAACTCAAGATAATCAAGATTGCTCCACAGGCGGAGGTCGGCCTCTTTCTGTCTCATTCCTTCCTCTGAAGAAATATGGGGCAACTAAGTTGTTTAATTATAAGAGCAAAGAAGTATCTGTCATTTACAAAGTTCATCCAAACGTTGAAAAACATTATGTTAAATATCGAGATCTAAGACAAGGACCTCTCACAATATCTGAACACGGTTTTGATATGAACACTGGAACGGGTAAACATGTGACATACTATACTATGTCTCGCTTTCTCGATCTAGTTTCGGAAATAAAAGATCCAGTTATTGTTGAGACCGGAAGTAACGCCCATGGGGCTAAATCGACGTCTCTTTTGGATAGTTTTGTTACAGAACATGGTGGAACTCTTTGGTCGGTCGATATCAATCCTAAGGTTACAGAAGAATGTAAGAAGATTGTTTCTAAGAATACTCACATGGTTACAGATGATAGTGTTCACTTCCTTAAGACATGGGGAGAACAAAATCCAGGCGTTACCATTGATGCATTATATTTGGATAGTTTCGATCTGGATTGGCTTAACTATCAACCATCTGCAGACCACGGTTCTAAAGAATTAGAAGCCGTCTTACCTTTTCTAAGTAGTCATTGTATTCTCCTTATCGATGATACTCCATCTTTACCCAAGTACATGCCCACAAAAGATAGCTCTTATGTCACTGTAAAGAATAACTTCGAAAAAACCGGGATTATTCCTGGTAAAGGAATGGATGTAGTTACCAAACTCAAGAATGACCCTAGATTTACTAAAAAGATGCATCTATATCAGGTATTGTATACTTTTGACGGTGCGAAAGACGCATAGAACATACAGATTTATCAGTTTATGACCTGATAAATCCCTTTTTAAGTTTAACGTTTGTAATAATCACGACAATGATAAGATACATAATCATACTTTTCTACTCCTGATAACTTCCCAAAGTTTTTGTAATTGTTATCAGTCCATGTTAACTTCCTCATTTGTACAACAGGATGATGAAACTTGAAGACGTAATTAAAATAAAGTTCGTATTCCGAACAACCATGGTCTTGTGGATCAGAAATCTTCTCTAAAAAGACTTGCCAAAAAGTCTTACCGTGCATATTTTCCACAGACTCTATGATCTCCCTCAAAAAAGTAGTTTTAAACATCATATGATGGCAAATACCAGATCGATTTATATACTTTCGAAAATTCGGATGTAACAACAACATATGCTTAAAATAAGGAAAATAATTTTCAGTTCCATAATTATACAACAATATCTCTCCTTTTTTAATAAATCCTATTTTCGATTGTAAAATCGTATCACTATCCATTACAAGATAATTTTCGGATAAATTAGGTATATATTCATATGCCAACATCTTTAACAACTGTTGCAAATACCAACCAGGATAAGGAGTCTCCCAACGGTCCAATACATCTTGAATAGTAAAAGGATAATTTGTTTCTGGGATATACACAATACCCATCTTCTTATAATCAAAAGACGGTTCCTTATTCCCCACAATATAAATAGTGCCATGATTGATAGCATTATCCTTAACACTTTGAACGGCTTTTTCCAATACAGAACTGTCTTTATAATGATATGGAAAAACAACATCATACACGGTACTAGAAAGAGTTATCATATTAGCCAATGAAGAAAAATTTAATTTGTCCATCTGACTCCAATCAGCATATTCCCCATATTTTTTCTCCAAATCTTCCAAATCTAAATCACTCCAGTCATCGAGTATAATTATAGGGAAATAACGTGAAAAGTATTCTATTGATACACTTCGAGAACAAATAGGAATAACTTTAGAATACAAGCATTCCCATAAACGATGTGTATCTACACCACCATTAGGGCAAATAGAATATTTATAGGTTCTTAAAGTATTTAAATAGTTCTGATGGTACTGATGACCTAAGAAAGGAACTCCTTTCTCTTTTACCTTTTTCCAACAATCCTCTCGAACAGATCTATTCGTCCGTATAGAAAAATTAAAATGAACCAGACTAGTCTTTTTTGTTTCAGGAATATTCTCCCATAGAGAAAGATTTCCATGATCCCACATACTGTTGGCAATACCAATTGGTATAGGAACAACCATTTCGTCTGTTACGCGCACATTCTGAGAATAAATTTTTCTTAATTTAGGTATTTCTTTCAGTCTTTTCAAATAATTGTCTGTCAACTCTCCATCTGAATTATGAAGAACCAAATCAAACTCGTTCTTAAACGTTTTTAGTTTCTCATAAAATAATGGCTCCCAAATCGTATGCATATACGCATAAACAAGATACTTGTTATCAAAGTTGTCTGGAATGTCCGATAGATCCATACATCTGGGATCGCCCTTGATTCTCGGATTAAAGTTAAAATCTCTCTTTCTCCCTAGAAAATGATCACATAATAACTGTATTTTTTCTCCAGTAATTATATTCATATTTATAATATAATTACTAATTGTTTTTAAATATCATCGTTTTTTAATATACTATATCCTGACAGTATTGTGAATGTTTTCGTATTCTTATTTAACCCAAATCTATTACTTCCATTTTTTGTCAGTAACAATTTTTAAATCATTACAAATAATTTTGTGGTTTTGACGTAACATTATTTCCTACGAGAGATATTTTTCCAGATGATTCGACAAAAAACGAAGAAGTTAATGAATTATTGCCCAACAATAACGCTGCTCTAGAAAAATTACTATTAGGTGTAGCATAACATCGCCTAGAATAAGCCAAAACCAGAAAATCATCCAATATCTTATTCCATTCTGCTCTAGATGGTTTTTGACGTGTAGAATGAATGCTTTTAACAGTGCTATATCTGAAAAAAGCTTGACCAGTTGGCATAAAAGGAGCAGCAAATTCGTGTATATCGTCTGGACGAAGATCTGAAAATAAGACCAACCTGTATTTATTATACGGAGGATGCGTTCGAAGGTGTTGACCTATAGAAGAAAAAATCCTTGTCAACTTTTCTTTAGTTGCAACAGGCCATTTATCTACCCGACTATCCTGCAACATAAAAATATCATCTCCTGTACGAATATGTAAACTAACAACATTTTCTCCCTTCAGAAGATTATATCCCATTAATCTTTTATAATCTACCGTGCAATACCTTGTAAATAATCTTTTCAATGATCTATGCATAGCCTGTACTATTTCTGTCTTATTATTGAATCTTACCGATCCTGTATCATTATTAATAAGAGTATCTAAAATATAAGTATGATTATCTATGTAAATATCATCAGATTCGTGAATCTTCTCCCAAAAACTTCTTGTCATAAAATCTCTCCCCATCTTATCACGACCAGCTTGACAATCTACAATAATCTCCATATCATACTTAACTTTCTTCTTCTTTTTATACACCTCTGTCACCGATACAGGACACGATTCTGATGAGAAAATAGGCATGTCTAATACTACTTCAGCTCCTAGCTCGTGCGCTAGAACTTCGGAACAGGCATATCCAATTAACTGATCACCCAATCCAGCGTGACAAGAAATGGTTAGAGTTTTATTTACTGCTTTAACAAATTCTTTGCATGCTCCTTCAAAAGTAAAGAGATACATTATGGACTTGGCATACTCTCTCATTTCTTCATATTCTTCTTCTGTAATGGCACGAAGAATGTTATCAAGTTTAGAAAGTTCAGTAATATGTATTACTATAGCCAATTTGAAATAATCAATCTTATTCTGGAATGGTAACCAAATCTTGTCATCCCATATGTATATAGGTACTGATCCCAACCGAACAATTTCAAAGAATCGATAAGAAGATCGACCAAACCCCCGAGGAGCCAAAACAAACTTAGTATCCTGAGTGCTATCCAAAAATATTTTTGTATTGAATTTTGGGAACCCTGAAGGATGTTCAAAATAAAAATAATCATCGAATCTGTCCACGTACTCTTTAATTATTTTCCTAATTGGATGAGTATGTTGTCCCACAAAACCACAAAAAGTTTTCTTATCACTCCAAGATCTATAAGGAACATTACCAAAAACCTCATCGTTCTCATACAGCAATGGCATCGGTAAACTTCCCATACTATTACCAAATGTCATTGTATCAGGAGGTAATTTATGGCGAAGTTTGCTGGAATACTGAAGTATACTAAAATATTTCTTATTTTGCGGAAGTTTATCAAGATGATCTTGTAACTCCTTTTCATTAAAGGGATACCCTTTGAATTGATGATTATAGTATAGATTAGCCCAGTTAACATTGATATATTGACGTTTCAGAGGAGGATTATTCTTCTTGACATATTCAAAAAAGGCTCTCTCAATATTATCTCCCTTTATCAATGGAGGGAAAAATAACCTCAATGGCGGCATAAACTTACTATCCATTAAAAACTCGATCTCCTTTGCAACAACTTGCCCTGCAAACCCATTATCAACGATTCCTGTTTCCATTTGTATTGATTAACATTGCTTTAAATTCAACTATTTAAATCATATATGACAAGATAATAAAAAAATGATTATCTCGAAACATTATCTTGGTATAATAGAAAACTATTAATGTCAGATTTTGATCTTTTTAACCAAGCTATTAACAAATATAAAACTAAAACGGAATCTAGCCCGGACAATTTAAAGGTCCCAGGTTCTAACATAAACATCAACTCGGATATAAAGGCGGATATAAAGGCGGTAGGTATAAAGGAACGTATAGAGGCGCGTATAAAGATGGGGGGTATAGATGTATCAGCATTTATGAAGGAAAAGACGGCCCCAGTCGAATCAGACTCCGAATCAGACTCCAATTGCTCACATGATAACACTACCCTAGAAAAAGGTATTGATATCTGTATTGATTGCGGTACTGAAATCAAAAAGAAAATCCAACACACAAAAGAGTGGAGATATTACGGTCAAGCGGATACTAGACATACTTCTGACCCCAATAGGGTCCAGATTAGAAAATCTGAAGAACGAAATATATTCAAAGACGTAGAAAACATGGGATTCAGTGACAAAATTATTAGGGAAGCGAATAAAATCTACTTCCAGGTCACGCAAGGCCAAATTTTTAGAGGAAACTCCAGAAAAGCTATAGTTTTCGCTTGTATTTTTCATGCTTATAAACTGTCTGGAAGACCCCAGAGTCACGAAAAACTTATCCACGTCTTTAATCTCAACAGAAAAACTGGTCTAAAAGGTTTGAAACACGTTAATCTTCACGCTCCTAAAAATTCTGCCATCAGAACAACATATATCACCCCAGTCAATCTTGTAGAAGAAATCATGGAAAAATTTTCTGCCACCCAAGAGCAGAAAAATGAGGTCATTAAACTTTACGGGAGAATTAAAAACCGATCGTCAAGGCTCAATAGATCTCGACCGCAGAGCACCGCGGCCGGTTTGGTATATTACTGGATCCGCAGCAACAATAAAAATATCACGCTAAAACAATTTACCCAAAAAGTCTCCCTATCTGAACTGACAATTAATAAAATCGCCAAGGAAATTGGTGAGGTCATTGGGAACCCCGAGATCATCTAAGTAAATATAATCTGACTATTTTATACTGGAATATGGTATAAAATATAAGGGCAGGATAAGGGAAATGTGATGGTCCTGCTGCGATGAGTTTTCTTTTTAGATTCTGACTAAAAAGATTTTTTTGAATGAATTGGAATAGATCTTTTTAGATTTAAAGATCTCGCAGGGATGGTCTGAATAATATATGTAAAAATTGTGAGAAAAAGAGAAGGGAGGAAATTAAGAATATGGAGAAAATAACACCAGAGTTTAAGAAATGTTCGACATGCAACGAGCAAAAAAGTTCTGGGGATTTCTACAAACGAGCTAAATCGTTGGATGGTCTATATGGACAGTGTAAAATATGTATGAAGAACAGGAAAAGAAATGGAGAAATAAAAAGAAAGTTGAAGGTAGATTATGTCGGAAATGTAGAATAAGGAAACCGCAGGATAATTTTTCTAAGGTTACGTGTGGTTTTAGTAGAGTGTGTGATGAGTGCACTAAAATAAATTGAAAAATGAATAATATTCATTTCTACACAACAGAAATGAATTTAAATTTGGCACATCCCGGTATATCACATGGAGAATTGCTCTCATTCATCGTGTTCATTATGTTCATGATAGCACTGGCTGTGGGTATTATAATTAGATCTGCCAGCAACGTCAAAACCATTGTGAACTCAGTATCTTTAGACGATTCAATATCAGAAAAGTATATGACACTCGAAAGAGAATATACCAGAATAAAGTCCGAAGACAACAAAACTATTAGGTATTATCAGAAAAAATATTCTCAAAGTATGAATGCTAAACAACGACTAAAAGAAAAAATAAATCACCTCGAAAAAAAGTATAGCAAACTAGAATGCGAGGATCTTCACATAAGAGATAAACTTAATTATTACATGGAGCTATACCAAAGGGTATGTCAACAGAAGAAGGAACTTGAACAACCAGCTGCAAAGAAAGTATGGTTTACACACCCAGATAACGAAATTAATTACGACTCAAACGAGGATATAAACGAGGATATAAACGAGGATATAAACGAGGATATAAACGAGGATATAAACGAGGATATAAACGAGGATATAAACGAGGATATAAACGATGATATAAACGAGGACGAGGAGAACAAAGAAGAATATGAATGTCCCGAGTATATCAAGCCTTATTCGTGGCATTTGAATATTAAAGATTTTACTAGGAATTCTTTTGTTGTGACTGGGAGTCAAATAGATCTATATAAGGAAGATATTGAAAGAATGGGTGGAAGATGGACTCTCAACTTGAGAGGAGGAATTTCTGGATGGGTATTTCCAAATAACAAACGCTGGGAGGTAGAAAAATATTTAGACTATCATAAAATCGCTAGACCTTCTGGTTCTAATTAATAAATTATCTAAATATGTTACAAAGTAATTTAAGATTTAAATTACTTTGTACAAATGGACATCCTTAAAAATATTTATGAATATTTTACAAAAAAACAAGTCACACCGATGTCTTCTGATAATGAGAAAAATAAACAAATTAAGTTAGATGAGGAAGTTAAGGAAGAAGTTAAGGAAGTTAAGGAGGAAGTTAAGGAAGAAGTTAAGGAAGAAGTTAAGGAAGAAGTTAAGGAAGAAGTTAAGGAAGAAGACGATTGTTGTATCTGTTTAGATCCATTGAATATTAAACCTAAGATGCAGCTAGTATGTAAGCATTTTGTGCATACTGAATGTGGAGTCGATTGGATAAACCAAAATAATACATGCCCCCTCTGTAGAGGAGTAGCTGTTGAACCACGAGTTAAAGAAAAGATTAAGTATGTTGATCGTGTGGTTGAAAAAACTGTTTATGTACGACCAAATAGTGAATATATACGTAGATATAACTGCAAATTTTATTGCTATCCCAAGTCAAGTTCCAGAAATGGTTATGCTTCTTACGGAAAAGGATACAGAGGAACTATAGGGCCAAATGGTATTTAATCTGTATAATTTAATCCAATACGGATTAAATTACAATCAATGAATTATTTACAGCGCCTTGTTCTATTGGGACGGGGTCTTTGGTAGTATTCAGGATATTCTTGTCTCATCTTTTTCATCATTCTCATCTTTTTCATATACATATGCTTTATCCTAGATTCTTGACACCATTTTTGAATAACGTATGCGGTAATCACCACCAACATTACAGTATTTAACATAAGTAGGAAATGAGATACTTTACGTTTCATATTTATCAATACCTAGAAAATAATTATAAACAATTATAAACACCTGGCGTGATGACACCTACGTTGGGGGTAGTCGAGTTGTTGTTTTTCATACCAATATGGGCTCGATTTAGGGTGCATTCTTCTTCTCATTCTTCTCATTCTTCTCATTCTTCTCAT